CGATTGAAGATGAACTCGGTAAAGAAGCAGGGCAACTGTTCAAACAGTCCCTACAGATGGATAATAAAGACCTTCCGAACCCCTGGGAATCTGAATTACAGGTAGCCCAGGATAAAGTAGCACAGATGGAAGCACAACAGGTCTTGGACCAGTCAATGGCAGATCTCAAATCAACCTATTCGCTAAATGATAAGCAAACCCAAGAAGTATTGGATTATGCAATCGAAAGACATGAGAAGGATGGGAGACTGCTTACCCTGGAAGAAGCCTATAAGGTAATGAACTTTGACAAACCAAAGGAAGAGGTCAAAGCAAAGCCAAAACCATCTGTCCCAGTAAACGTAAAGAAGAGCGTTGGTGTCAAGAGTGATAAGCAGGACAAAATCACGAATTACGATGACATCGATGTTGCTTCTTTTTTTAACACATAAATACCGAAATAAAGGAGACATAATATGTCTAACATATTAACAGCAGGTCAAACAGGATCTGCTTCATTAAGTGCCCTTATTCAGCAGTATTATATGCCTGTTTTGTATGATAACATCTTTAAGAAAAGTCATCCATTACTTGCAATACTGAAGGCAAAGGCAAAAACATTCAATGGTCGTGAGATCGTTGTACCAGTAGAATCTGCATCTGGTGGCGTAGGTGTATTTGGTGATAAGCATGGTTTGGGATTATCATACACACCAGCATTGGCTGACATTGCACAAACAGCATCGTACAAACCTACAATGCTAACAGGTCATTTTCTTTTAACAAAGGAAGAGACATTGTTAATGAATAGTCCACAGGCTATTAAGAACATTGTTGGTGCAAAAGTAAAGAACCTTCAAAAAGGGTTAGAAAAAACTGTAGCAGAGAATTTGTTTACAACTTCTTTGGCAACAGATGCTTTCAATCCATTAGGCGTATTACTTAATAATGCAGATGCAACAGTAGGTGGTATTGCTACAGTAGCCTCTCCTGCTTCTAATCAGTTCTGGACAACACCAGTATTAGATCCGACTGATTTTGCTGGATCAACTGGTAATATTGGTGATGATAATCCAGATGCTGGAACAAGTGGATATATTGCAAAAGCAGATATGGTTGATGCTTCTAAAGATACTTAGATTTTAAAAATGTTAGCCAGAGGAGTTGCAAATGCAAAAGCACAAACTGGTGAAAACCCAGACCTTATTGTTTGCTCCCAGGAATTGTATGATCTTATAGAAAACGAATTAGATCCACGAAAAACAGGTAGTAAAATGTCTGAAAGAATGGGTTCAATGGGATTCACTGGATTAAACTTTAGAGGTATTGATATTGTTGCTGACCAGGATATAGTTACAGCACAAGATCAGGCTGATGGATCAAACGACAAGTTTGGATTTGATGGTCGTATTTATTTTCTAAACACAGAGTATTTACATATGTTCTTTAACTCTGGTGCAAAGTTCACTGCATCTGATATGATCGAAGATACAAAAAGTAATACATTTGTGCAGAAAGTTCATACATATGGTAACATGATTGCAACAAATAGAAGGGCTCATTGTGTTATTACTGGAATAGAATCCTCAACTACTTACGCTCCTGGCGTTTAAGTAACTGAATAACGATTACAGCCCTGGGGTTTTCCTGGGGCTGTATAGCCTGGAGAAATTATGACAACAGTTGAAATGAACACCATATTAGGAGATAGAATGGAGGACTCGGCAGGAGACCTTTTTTCTGATACCATCAAGGAACGATACTTGAATCGTGCCCAGGACAAGGTGATCCAGGCACTAAACCCACATTTACTTACAGACCTCCATGTCTTGAAAACTGGAATATCCATGTCTACCGATAACGATGTAGACACACACTTTAAAAGTTATTTTACGCCAACTCTTGCAGGAGACCTGGCATCAGAGCCATTTGGTGGACCACTGGGAATATTAGGAATACGGATCAATGATAGCAATTTTATACGAAAAGTATCCTTTGATATGGTCAAAGATTTTACAACAGGGTATGTATCCTTTAATGGGACCGAACCAGTGTACTTTGTTTTTAAAGGCAGGATATACATTTACAACAATACAGCCAATGTGGATTGTTATTACCTTACAGAACCTACTACACTGGCATCTTCACCAGCAGTAAACTGTGAATTGAACGCCATATTCCACGATGCGATCCTGGAGTTTGCTGAAGCAGAGTTATGGAGACTGTCAAACCAGCCAGATCGTATGAACTCGGCACTTGCCAGGGGATACGAGTACATTGGTAGATACAACCAGAATCCAGCCACAAATGTAATAGGAGAAGGCTTACCATTTGATTATTCCAGTAGTAATGCTCTTATTGATCCTATATACCCTAATTATCCTGTTGGTTAATGGCTAATTACATTGACATAAAAGATTTTGATGGGGTACTGACCAATGCAGACATTGAGGACCTACCAGATAACGTAGCCCAGGAGATCAAGAATCTCAAGATCCAGGCTGGTAAGTTAGAGAAAACTTTTGGTGCAGGAACACCATCAGGAATCCCCACAATAGGGTTATCCTTTGTTAATACTACATTAGGCACTACTTATACTGTCTACAATGTTTACACCTTTGTATCGGATAAATTCACAGGAAATTCCAATGAAGCAGGAGATGGGTTTCGATACTTATTGGTAACGATTGGTACTGGAGATAATAAAACCAAGTTGTGGTGGTTTGATCCATCCCTACCAGATGTAACGGACCATTTACAGGTCGAAGATAATATCATGTGGTTCCAAACAGCATCTGCACATGGAATCACTGCTACAGATTATGTTTTGGTCCAAGATTGTAAAAGCAATGCTTCACCACAGGCATTAATATCAGGTGCTGGTGTGTATGAACAGGCAGATCATGTTCCTTCAACCACAACAGTAGGAGTAAACACCAATAATGCTGTAGGATGGGGTGGTAACTTTTTTGATACAACTACAGCAACTGGAATAACCCAAAGATCGTTTGGTGGGAAATGTCAAACTCATTTAAAAGCAATAGACCAGGTAACACATGGGGGAACAGCACAGTCTAAAATTTATGACATTGCTGTTGCATCCATGAATGGTAAAGTATTGTCATTAATGCTGGTTGATGCAAATCAAGAATTATTAGTGACTTATGATGGATCAACAATGGCTGATTTATCGCAAACGAATTACAACACCTTTAAAACAAAATCTAATTTTAAAGTATGTAGCATGACTGGCTTTAATAATGCTATTTATGTGCATATGTCTTATACTGATAGTGGTAATTACAATCGTATTGTAAAATACACCTTATCCAGTGGTGGTGCGGTCCAGGAATCTTTAATTAGTGCCAATGTTAGTGCCGATGACTATACCGATACATCGTTCATGCACATTGCAAATAATTCTTTATACATACTTATTGAGAATAATGGGTTGTTTAAAATTGATACGTCTGACAATATAACCGAAGTATCTATTAATGTGTCTCCTGCTCCTGACCTTACTAAAGTAGTCGGTCTTATATCTATAAAGTCTACAAATAACTTAACTCATTCCAATGGATCAGGCTCAAATGTAAACCATGTATATCTATTTGTTATATTATCAACCTCCACTACTACTAAACTGTATTATAGTGATATTAGTGCTACAGGGATAGGGACAGGTAACTGGTACGCTGAAGATAGTTTTACAGGAGTTACTCAAAGTGTTACCAGTTTTGATTTTGGTCAAAATTCAAATAGAAGCAGTAGTATAGTTCTTCATTACACTGATTCTGGAAACAATTATGTAAAATACAGTACCCACGATGACAGCACTGTTATTTTAAGTTGGGCAGATGTATCCTCCAGCACCTTCGGTACTTCAGTTCCTATTGTTTTTGTGGAAAGTACAAAAAACTCTCCAGGAACAGATTATTTAGTGGTTGGGGTAGATGATATAACATCTCCTGCAAGTAATGGAGCATTATATTTAGTCAATTCTTCTTTATCTGTACAAGTTGCAAACGCTCCAAGTGAAGCATCTTCAAAATCCTGGAACCCTACTTGTTTTGCTGATTGTGTGACCGAAACTCATGGTGGTCAAAATTTCTTTGAACACGCTAAAGGATATGTTGCAGTATATGGTACAGAATCATCTGAAATATCTCCATCAGCACCCAGTGCAGATTTATATAGAATGACCGACATTGGATGGTTGCTTAACACCTGGAGTGGCTCTGGTGACTGTGATTACAGATGGATAGACCTAATGAGTTATTATGCTATTAAAGAAGTGGACACATCCAATGTATCTACTACGCCAGTTATCTACCATAAGAAAGATAGAAACCCTATTGTGGTCAGTGGGGATAACATCAGATTTCTACCTGGTGCTGTGGGCAAAATCAGTAGCACCGAAGCCAAAGGAGTATGGATAGGACATATTGATCGGTCATTATTCAATGGTACAGTATCTGCAAATGCAGATTGGTATGCTTACTCGAATAAACTAAATAATCCATTTTCCATTAGTAGCACCAAGATATACGATACTGGGGAGTCATTACGACCAGGTAATAGTGTAAAGTATAATATAACTGCAATCTACGATGGCATACAGGAAACATTATTTGATAAATCAAA